CGGCAGCCACTGGGGCTTATTGCAGCGCAAAAGCAGACGGAAAAGATTGCATTGCCGTTGTAAACGGTGCTTGCGGTAAGGCGTGCGGCGCACTGGGCTGCTATCTGGTGCTGACCGAGTACGATGATGACGGCCACATGATCTGTGCCAAAATGGCCCGCGTGGATGGTTCTGCCATCAGAGAAAACGTTTACTATACCCTCAAAAATGGCGAGTTTGTGGAGGCTGAGCCGTGAAGAAGCACTACAACAAGCGCTGGCTAGAGCAGAGTTGGGACGCAAGGCAGCCAGAAAGGCTGGAACACATCCGGTCAAAAAGGCTTCTGAGAGCCAAGGGAGAGGAGAGAGAAGATGAACCCGAGCATAACGATAACAGAATGCTGCAAGATTTTGAGGGATAATCAGATCCCGAAAACGAATGACGTACTCTCTGCGCAAATTCAGGCCGGACTTTTCCCAGAGTGGGCGGTCCCTTCCGTCGGGAGCAAAAGAGCCTGCCCGGACATTTCAAGAGCACGATTTATGAAGTGGGTCAAGGATTTTTACTGCCTTGACAAAGTCTACACAGAGGAGGACCCGAAAGAATGAAACTCAAATCCACTACTTACTACTGGGTGGCTGTCATTTTTGGCGGCGTTGGAATGGGCACAGCTATGGGTGCAGAGGGCACCGCGCAGACCACCGGATACATCTCTGGCACGCTGTTTGCGGTGTCGCTGGTGCTGATTTTGGCCGCTGTTCTGCTGGCCCGGCTGGGCTTTGCCGCAGAGGACAAGGAGAGAGCCGCAAAGCGGCGCAAGTATGGCAAAATCAACCGCGCCCACGCCCGCAGCCCGGAATACCCGGAGAATCAGGAGCGTGGGGCATGATGACGGCCAAAGAGTACGTTGAGGGCAAAGTCAAATCCTACACGCGGCTTGCCGAACGCTGCAGGCGAGAAGCCGAAGCCTCAGATGACATTGTTGTCCGGGCCGGATACTCCGCACGGGCAAACGTCTGGGAGATGTGCGCCGAAGAAATGGACAACGTGCGGGAGATGCTGCAAGAGGAGTCCGGGGAGATCACGTATGCCTGACACTGTCCTCCATGTCATGTGGTACACCGTGTACGATGCCAAGACCGGAGACCTGATTGCCAGCGGTACGTCTGAGATGTGTGTCAGACGGCTGGGTTACAAAACCGCAAACAGTTTTGCGTCCGCAAGCAGCCACAGCCGCAACGGCAGGCGTCGGGCTCGCAAGTACATTTTTGAGAAAGAGCTTATTCGACGTGATGAGGTGGACAGTCTGCCGCCGATACGCCGCAAAAAAAGAAGAGCCTGCCCGTGCGCCAACACGGACAAGCCCAAGGGTGATGAGTTTCGCCGCCCATCACCACAAAAATAACACAAAACAGGAGGTTTTACAAGTGGCGCTTTTAAGAATTTACGATGTGGGGCAAGAGCCGCCAGCGCTTGTTTCGCAGCAGCAATTTCCGGTTACTTCGGATGCAATTGTGATTGCCGATGAACTGGCAAAGAGAAAGCCCGAACGGCTGTACAAGGTGTTTGACGCCGATATGAACGTTGTGTATGCGAGGTGAATATTTATGCAAGAAGAATTGACCGTCCGGGTGGAGCACCCGGAACTGCCCGCGATCCGGTGGAATGAAGCCGAGGTGCAGCAGAACCTGACCGAGATGCTGGCCGCCTACACTGGCCGCGTCTACACCCCGGAGACCATCAAGGATGCCAAGGCCGACCGCGCAGCCGTGAACAAGCTGGACAAGCAGCTCTCGGATGCTGCCCGCAGTGCAAAGGCCTTTTACATGAAGCCGCTGGAAGAGTTCTTGCAGAGCGCCAAGCAGATGCAGGGCCAGTGTAAGGCTGTATCCGGCGCAATCGATGCTCAGGTCAAGGCTGTGGAGGAAGCCGAACGGCAGGACAAGGCCGACGCCCTGCAGGCTGTCTATGCGGACTGCATCGGCGAGCTGCTGGAGCTTATCCCCTTTGACCGCTTGCTTGTGCCCCAGTGGCTGAACAAGACCTATGACCTGGCAAAGGCCAGCCGTGAACTGCGCAAGAGCGTGGAGACCCGGCGGGAGGAGCTGCGTCTGATCCGGGAGACCTGCGGAGAGGACGCAGAGGCTTGCACCACGGAGTATCTGCGTGAACTGAATCTGAACGCTGCCCTTGTGGAGCATAGCCGCCGCCAGAATGCCAGGGACGCACAGCGCCGCGCAGAAGCCGAGAGAATGGCCGCAGAGCGGGCGCAGGCCACCGCTCCGGTCGTTATCCCTCCGACCGATGAAGAACGCCAGATCGCCACAGAAGCGGCTCAAACGGCGCAGGCCAATGCAGCCATTACGCCGGATGGCAGGTTGGATTTCGGCATGCTTCAGAAATTTGCAGCACCTGCCCAGCCGGAAGCTCCTGCCCGCAAGCAGTATCGTTTCTGGGTAGAGTTCACCCGCGAGGATATCGCATGGTTCAAGCAGGGAGCCGCAGAGCGCGGCTTCCGCTATGGTTCTATCAAATAATTTTGGAGGTACTTACTTATGGCACTTGCTCGTCCCGGCGCATCTGCGCCTACCTCGTCTGTTTCCAACGCACAGTCTCTGGCAAACCGTTCCGTCCAGAATTCTAACCGTGCAGGCAGCGCCGCTATGCAGGCCGCATTCCCGTCCGTTCCGGTGGAGATCACTGCTGCCGATGGCCAGCACCTCGTCGTCAGTTTTGACGAAGTACGGCGTTTTATTTGCGACAAAGCCACCGATGCTGAATGCAAAATCTTTCTGGAGACCTGCAAGCAGTACAAGCTGAACCCCTTCACCAAGGAAGCCTATCTGATCCACTACGACAACAAGAACGAGGACACCGCCAGCACCATCGTGCTGGGCAAGAACTGTTATCTGCAGATGGCCGAGCGCAACCCCAACTTTGACGGCTTTGAAGCCGGCGTGATCGTCCTGACCGCAGATGGCCAGCTGCTGAACCGTGAGGGATCTATCGTCTATGATGGAGACGGCGGCGAGACCCTTCTCGGCGGCTGGGCAAAGGTCTATCGTAAGGACCGTACCCGCGCCAGCTACGAGGAAGTCAAGCTCAGCGAGTATGACACCGGCAAATCCCTTTGGAGCGGCAAGAAGGCCACCATGATCCGCAAGGTGGCTTTGGTACACGCCCTGCGTGAAGCGTTCCCGTCTACCTTTGGCGCTCTGTACGATGAGAGTGAGGTGCGTGTGGACGCTGAAAGCACCGCCCGCGAGGTGCCGCCCGAAGATCTGCCGGTGCTGGATCCTTACGCAGGCTCCCACCGCCACCGCAAGACGGCAGGCACGCTGATCCCCGCTCCGGAAGCACCCTCTGCAGAGGAAAACGCCGATGATCCGTTCCGGGGTGATGACGCATGATCGTCCAGACCAAGAACGGCATCATGCTGCACGGTGAGATCGCCAAAGACCCGGTACTTCGGGATGCCGGTCAGAAACGGGTTCTGAAATTCGACCTGAAAGCCAGCCGCACACAGGACGAGACCGGAAAATGGCAGAGCTTTTTTGTAGGCGTGAACATCTGGCACGGCATTGACCAGTGGGACGGCATGCTGCAGAAAGGCGATCAGGTCACGGTTTTTGCCCAAAAGCTGAAAGAGCGGGAGTACAACGGCAAGATCTATTACGACGTGGACGCGGATGATGTTCAGCCCGGCGGGCTGGTGACATTCCGCTGGCTGCAGCAGATGATCGACCTGATGGCACAGCCCGGCCCTCCGCCGGAACCTGCAGAACCGGCAGCAAACCCGGCAGATCTGCAGGGTGCGCAGATGTACCCCGGCGAATCGCTTGCGGATTACGCACCGCACGGCACTGCCGCGCCAGAACCGGCTCCATCTACCGAGTATGACCCCATCAACGAAGACGCAGAAGATCTTCCCTTCTGATCTTGCAAGCTGTGCTATCTGGCTATACGGGCGGGCAAAGGAGGTGAAAGCATATGGCTACCGGAAAAAGATACTACTGGTTGAAACTCAAAGACAGCTTTATGCGGTCTGATGCGGTGGATTTTCTCATGGGGCAGAAGAACGGCGCAAACTATGTGGTGCTGTACCAGATGCTCTGCCTTATGACTATCAACACCAACGGCAGGCTTTCGCGGCAGATCGGTGAAGTGATCATTCCCTATGACGTGGACAAGATTCAGCGCGATACTAAGTGGTTTTCTACCGATACGGTGCGCGTTGCACTGGGACTTTACGCGAAACTTGGGCTGATTTATCAGGAAAAAGACGGCACACTGGTGCTTGCAAACCACTCTGAAATGGTCGGAAGCGAGACCGATTATGCAGCGCAAAAAAAGTCGCAAAGAACGAACCAGCGTCAAATTGAAGCAGAATCCTGTGGACAATGTCCACAGGATGTCCACGCAGATGTCCACAAAAATGTCCATACAGATATTAGATATAAGATATTAGATATAGATAAGTCGTCGTCATCTAAAGATGACTCCTCCTATACAGG